TACGCAAACGCTTTTTGACACTCACAAGTGTCACACTGCCACCATAAGTAAAACTCTGGCTCATCTGCCCAAATTGAGTTTGTGTTCTCAATTCTCGTCTCCATCCAGTGCCCTAAATCGCACTTCTTGTTCTTAAGTTTCATGTCGTGCTGTCCTTTTCTTGGATCTTTATCAAGTTCTGATAATGCTCTTGCTTGTAACACTTGAAGCAGTACACCGCCCAAGTAGACGGCGAATAGTGGAAGATGTTCGGGCCTTCAATCCATGTTTGGCACCCGGTACAAGTCCCGCGAACAGGTTTACCAGCCATCAGTCAGCCCTCCGTAAACGGCCACTAATGAACGGGGCTTCGCGTCTATCACGACACTTAGGGCACAAATCCTTGTAGCCCTCTTTAGTAAGCATCAGGTAGACGGTCTTGACTTTGTCGGTCGTTTGACAATCTTCGCAGACCAGTGGCTCATTCATCGGTAACACCTGCACCGTCTACTGGATCGTTAAGCAGCTGATAAAACGAATCCAAATCGGGCAGGTTCGGCAAACGCTTATACAGGGTGTCGGCTAGTTCCATGGCGCAGGATCGCCAACGGTTACGGGATGCTTGCATCAACTGGAATCGAGTTGACCATTCGTCAACGTATGTTTGTAGCATTTCTTTTTCGGTGCGTAAATATGCGACAGTTCTTTCGGCTTCGCGTATTTCAGCCATAGCGGCGTCGGGGTCCATCGGGGTCTCCTTTAATTGATTTGTCGGTATTTGCCATCACGGTACACAAGGGGTGTGGCCGTGTTTGTGGATAACTGTCGCTGTTGCACAAGTTTCTGTCGTTCGCGCCATGTCAGCCCGCCCCATACACCAATGCATTCTTGGCGGGTCGTGGAGTATTGCAGGGCTTCTTCTAAGCATTGGGTGCGTACCGGGCAGGTTGAGCAGACTGCTTTAGCGTCCTTGATTTTCTTGTTTATTTGTGGTTCAGCGAACTCGAATATGAATAAGTCTGTGGGCATACCTTTACAGGCGGCGTGTTCCCACCATCGCCTTAGCACAGGGACCATGGTTTCCATCCGCACCTGCCTTTGGCTTCCAGTTCTGAGTAGAGCAGGTAAGCGAAGCGTAGGTTCAGGGTTGGGTCTGCCATGGATTCTTCCATTGGGCCTGAGAAAAGTAGTTCAACATAGGCGCGGTGGATTTGGTTGATTTGGGCTACGCCGTGGTCATGTCCGTTGAACGCTGGGTGTGTGTAACTGACGTTCTGACAGCGTGTTTCCTTCCACAACAACCGACCTAACTTTTCAAGTGTCTCAGTGTTGTTGGGCCAGCCGACTGTGATCGCAGTCTGGAACCATTCTTGACATTTGGTGTCAGGGTGGAACGGCGCGAGGGTTGTGACGGGCTGAGTCGTGGTGCTGGTCGTGCTGGTGCTGGTTGTGGTTGTTGTTGCTGTGAGTTCCTCTGCGCGGTCCTCAAGTTGTTCGGGTGTCAACATCCCCAGCGTTACCGTGGCGGGCACAGACGGCGCGTAAAGGGTCTCTGAGTCGCCCTGAACGCCAGTGATTGCCCAAAGAGCGCACAAGCCATAAGTGGCAAAAGATAAAAGTAAGAATCGTTTAAGGTTCATTAGTAGTCCTCTGATAGGTCCGCAACTGATTTGCGGGTGCTGAAAAAGCCTTCAAATATAGGGTTTTCTTGCATGATCTCTCGAGCCATGAAAGCGCGGTAATTGTTGTTGAATTTGAATTCACTGTTCGGGTCGTTCGTTGTTGCGTGCTGGTAACGCAACACTTCGACAAGAGCTGCAATGCCGTAATGGGTGTGCCCTTGGATGTGAAGTTTGTACACCATCTCAAGTAGTGCGGGCATGACCCACGGGTTTGCCTCTTTAAAGGCGTCGTATTTGAGTTTCTCGGCTGGAACTGCGAGAACGTCAAAAAGGGATATTTGCATTGCTTTCCTCCTGCGGTCGGGGTCCCGCTATTACGGGACGCACTTGGTTGTCAGTCATTAGACCGACTCCCAGACCGAATGTCAAGTCATGCTTCTAAAGCGGGAAACACTTTCAGGGCTTCAAGGACCGCTGGAGTCCAAGTGTCGCCCGTGACGTATTGCAGGTGCCACGGCTCAAAGTTGGGGTTCTTGGGGTCTGCGACCGCCCAAGTGAAGCCGTAGAGCAGGGCTTGACAGGTTGCGAGACCGTCGCCTAAAAGCCATGTCAACAGGGCTGAGCCTTCGTAACAGTTCGCCGCATCTATCGCGAGTCCAAGGCCATGATCACTGTTGCCTGGTGTCGCACACGGTGCCTTGCCGGGCTTCAAATAGTATTTGCGTCCCTGCCAAATGCGGATCACTTGTGGTTTGCGACCGTAGTCCTTGATCGAGTAACGATCGTTGAACATGGCTAACTGGCGGTCATATGTACGGTATGCGCCGACCTGATCAAGGGTTAAACCGTTGAAATATGCGGCGAGTTGTAAACAGTTCCATGCGGTGGCGGCGTGCTGTTCTAGTTGCCCTGACGGCTTTTGAATAGTGCGGAGAATGTTGGCGGTCAGGTAACCGTTCTGTTGACCTGTTAGGTCGGTCGGTTTAATGATTGGCAGTACCGGGTACATGGTTGCGCCAGCAGCTGCGGGTGTTTTCTTTTTGGCGGCCATCAGACAAGATCCGCGTAACTGGTAAGTGTTCGGATTGAGTGTGTGCCTGTGCCCATGACGCACCACAGTTCTTCGTTTGGTGGGATCGTGATGATGACGGTTGTGTTGTTTTGGATTTTGAGACCGTTGGCTGTGGTGACGTCTGCGCCACCTAGGTAGGCGTCGTTGCCGTCGGGGGTGACATGGACATCGCGTGTCTCGTTCACTGCTTTGGAAACGATCTTGACGGCTGTCTGGGCGACTGTCGTGTTGGTAGAAATCATTTGGAATCCTTTTTGCGGATGATGGGTTCGACTGGTTTGTTGGTGAGGGCGGCCATGCCGTTACCGACTGAGTACCCAACAATCATGGTGATAATGGGCAGGCCCTGGTCCTGGTCTATTGAACCAACGGCAATTAGTACGGTCATGCAGATTAAGCCGACCAAAGCGATAAGGGCTTTTGAAGGATTAAAAGTCATGGTGTATCAGGAAAGTCGGCTTTGGGTCCTGGTGTCCATGTGGCTGGGAAGTCTCTTAGGGCTTGGCGGTATGTCGCCCATGCTTCACGGTCTACAGTTGCGTCTGGTAATTGTGTCCAGTCGGATTCTTTGAGCAGATCGTTTCGAATTGCACGCATGACATATTCGTATTCAAGTTCTGCAATGTTTTTAAGGCTAATTTTCATGACGGGCCACAGTCCTCAATCATTAACACACACGGATTAGTACCAGACGCAAGAATTGTTGCACCAGTGTTTTCTACTTGACAACGAAGTTTTAGGGTTTGTGACCCAGCAGTCAAGTTGCTGAAATAGGTAATACCTGACAAGTTAAAATATCCACCGCCAGCCACAATAAAACAAGTTTGATAAACAGCACCAAAAATTGTGTTTGAACTGTTGGCTAAATATGCGGCGGCCCAACCGTTAGAAGTGTCTTTCAAACCTGTAACAGTCCATGTCGCTTTGTATGTTCGATTAGCCACAGCGGTAAAAGTAGTGGTCATGCCAGTTATATCGGCCGCAGTTGTTGTGACTGTCACATTGCCTGCGGTGCGATACACAGCACCCATCACCCCACGGGGAAAACGGTTCTGCTGTGCCGCTGTCAGGACTGCGCCCGACGAAAAGTCTGTGTTTGGGTTAATAGCCATGTTTCTCCTTTACCAACCCAAACGGCTGGTATCCAAAATACCTAAAGTAGTCGAATTAAGTGTGAAAAATTGGTAGTACTGCAACGGCGACATACTTAACTTAAACGTGGTTTGTTCAGGCGTCACGTTCAATTCGTAACCTTCGATAACCACCGGCACAGTGACAAGGCTTCCACCAGGCACAGAATATTTAAAATTCCTGACTGGATACCAAAAATTCAATGATTTCAAAGCGTCTTTGTTTTGCATAACATCAGTGAATTCACAAGTGAAATAAAGCGTTGACTGGTCACTAAAATTATTGACAATCCAATCTGAGTTACCCAAAGCCTGCGTGGTGTTGTAATCAACAGTTGACACAGAATAAAACGCTGGGCCGTATGTAGAAACAGAAGCTGCGTTAGTGCTGGTTTGTGCAGCCAAACCGTTTGGTGTTGTTGTTGCCGTGTTAATGAACTGGGCACCGTTCTGATATCTGTTAAAAGTGCTGTACGCAATCTGGTAACTGCCTGGGGTACTGCCAACAGTCGGCCCAATAGAAGTGCCACTAGGGTCAAGACTTGAAATGTCACCACGGCCTAAAAAGTAAATGCTTGAAATGTACTGGTAAACAATTCCACGTTCAGTCATTGCTAAATAGTTCAGATAGTTAAGAATTGAACCTGTGTAAGTAGTGCTGGCCGCTATAGAACTTCCTGTGCCAACGTTTGCAATAGTCATTGCGGTTGGTAATAAATATGGAAAATAGGTTTGGAATTGTTGGCAGGTGCCTGTTTGTGGCAATGAAAGATTGGTTGCTTGTATTCGACCTGCGGCACCTAGCCAGTCGACTGCTGTGATAGTTGCCGTGTTTAATCCTGTGTTGCCTGGGTAATCAGTGAACGTTATTTCTTGAACCCAAAAATTGCTGTTGTAAACGTTCTGCATTTCAATGAGTCCGTAGGCAGATATTTGGTCACCATATTTGATGTTGGCCGCATAGTTGCTTGCGTTGTTGATTGTCAAAGACAATGTGCCACTGCTGTAGGAATCTAGATATTTTTCTCTACCTTGACGAATGTTTAGTGACAGAACTTTGCTGGTTATGTTTGTGTAAACGCCTGTGTTTGGGTTAATTGTGTTAATTGTCCATTCAAGTTTTGTCATCACATTGCCCTAGTGTTTAGCGGTACTGGGCCTGACTGGCGCACATACTGCTGTAAGGCTCGCACAATGCTGTTGGGGTCTCCACCGTTCACATTGACAGTGATACCGCCACCGCCGCCCAAACCAAACTGACCCATTTTTGACAGCGGTATAACGGCTTCAGGGCCACGGCCTTCACCAATCATTGCCAGGGTTGGGCCTGTCACTATGCCACCTTCGGCAAGCATGGGAATGTCTGGTACATCGAAACCTTTGCCACCAATACCAGGCACCCAACTGGGGACACTAAAAGACAGTTTGCCTACTGTGTTGTTCCACAGTTTGGCTATCGCATTAAACGCTGTTTTGAATGGGCCAAAAATGACGTCAGCAACACCACCCATGATTGTACCAATGCCCGTTTTCATGACACCTAAGAAATTCCAAATGTCATCTTTAAACTTCATGACAAAAGCAAGCGCCCAACCAAACGGCCCAGTAAGAACTGCGAGCAGTAACGGCCAGTTGTTTTTCACCCAATCAAAAACAAATTTGATGGCGCCCCAAAGTTTGTCAAATCCAATTTTGATTGCGTCAATGGCAATACCGAAAATGTCAAACTTCATTTGCAAAGCAATCAGGGCGGCAATGATTCCCAAAATAACGACTGCACCAGTGGCCACCCACAAGGCACTAAACGATGTCGCAAGGATTGCGTTTACAGCAGAAGTGATTACGGTTAAGGCGTTCCATGCGGCCATGGCGGCGTTAGTCAAAACGACAGCTGCGGCAATGCCACCAATGACAGCACCCAGGGTGACAACCAAACCAACATTGTTACTAATCCAATCACCCATGGCCTGAAACGCTGGCAACAGTTTTTCTACTATCGGCAAGATTGCCGCACCAACAGATTCTTTAAATTCGCCCATCTGAATAGAAAACGACTTCATTTTGCCTGAAGCAGTGTTAGCGGCAGTCGAAGCCTGACCTTTAAAAGTTTCGCCCAATGCGGCAAACACTTCATCAGTAGTTGCGCCGTTTTCAATCAAACCTGCCAGGGCTGGGTCAAGTTTCTTCAACGGGCCTAGTTGCCCGTTAAAAGCCTTTGACAGGGCGTCAGATACAGCACCTAAGTCTTTGCCTGTACCGGCAGAAATGTCTAGCGCCAGTCCTAGTAAGTCTTGTGCTTTGGTGACATCACCAGTACCACGCACAAGTTTGTCTAACGCTGGGCGTAACTCATCGTCAGACACAGCGGCGGCTATTGAAGTTTGAGTAATGAACTTTTCTACGCTGGCAATCTGGGCGTCAGTTGCACCCGTGGTGTTTTGAAGGCTTGTAGCAAGTAACTGTGCGGCCTTGTCATCTTCCATGAACGCCTTAACGGCGTCGCCACCTGCAACCGCTAAGAAACCCAAAGCGGCAGTTGCTGGCACTGCGGCTTTACTAATAGCGAACTGGGCTTTTTGTCCTGCGGTCTCTAGGTTTTTAAATTCCCTAATTGCACGGTCAATGCCTTTAGCGTTTAGTTCTGTGACTATCGGAATTGAAATAGCCATTAGATCACCTTCATATGTTGGTTAACGCTACGCATAATTTCTTCAATCAACTTTTTCATGTTGTCTTGCAGCTCAGGTGCGGCACGTTCGTACGACTTCCACATGACACGGCTAGGGCTACCAAATCTGGCGCCCAGTACAGTAATCATTTGTTCACCTTGTGGGGTTTTAGCACGGCCTGACAAGTCGAACAGTGCGGCGCCTTTGCTGTTCCATTTCAAACCAAACGTGTTGGCTTTAGATTTCTTGCCTGACACAAACGGTTTAATAAGTTTGGCTTGTTTTTCACCATTCCACGGCAAAAGGCTGGTGG